CTTGATGTTTCTTTCTTGTCTCCAAGTAATTCTAAAAGACCAGTAATACCTTGATCACCGTATCTTTTAATCATTTGTTCGTCAACATCACGTTTGTGTATTCCTTGAGCTGCTGTAGTAGTTCCCCCATCCATTCGAGAAACTAAATCAACAGAACTTACATAGTTAAATGATGTTGCAACTTTTACTGCTGAAGGTGTTAACTTCGCAGCATTATTTGTAACTGTTGCCATAACAATTTATATTTTTTTTTAAAATTAATTACTTTATTTACCCCAGATTTCATTTCTGAGCATATCTAGTGTAGATCTTTGTTTCTGAGGAGCCTCTTGTTTATCTTGTGTAAACGAAGGGTTCTTAATTTCATTAATTACGCTTTCAGTACCTTTACTTCTATACTGATTAGCAACACCCCTAACAATTTTATCCATGTTATTCAAGATGTACATATCAGTATTCAAAGCATCAAAGTCCCAGTTACCACCCTCATCAATATATTTATCAAAAAAGTTTTCTAAGTTAGAGTTATAACTTTTAATCTCTTGACGAGCATTGTCATCTAGATTGTAAATAAACTCTTCACCCTGGTCGTTCATTTCAAATGATAAACCTTCAAGATCATCGACCTCAGATTCCATTTGACCTAACCACTCAGTTCTTTCCTGTTCAGATATTTCAGGAGAAGCACTCTCAGTAGGCATAGCATAATCTTCTTTTACCTTATTAAAGTACTCTCTGGCAGCTTTAGCGTCTTTCATTAATTGAACCTTACCAGCGTTCATGTCTCTCGTAGTGTACTCATCTTTATCCATCTTATATGTCGCAGCCATATAATCGTTTAACTCAGCTTCAGTTAAATTAGGATTATCTAATCTTAGATACTCCTTCATTACTGCGTCATCAGATACATTAGATAAATCAACTGTTTGAGTGTTCAGATAATCTTGAACTGTACGACCAGTATTTTTTACATACTCATTAATAACTCGAAGCTGCTCGCTAGCGAAATCACCACTTTCTGCTTGTGTACTAGTTGTGTTAAGATCATCAAATGATGTTAGGTCTCTCCCAAGCTTCTCGCTAAGGTATTGTAAGACAACTTCGTCATCACTGATTTCTTCACCCTCTACTTGTTGATCACCTTGATATTCATCAACGTTGGTAGTTTCCTCATTATTTAAAGAACTATTACTTGTTAAATCTATAACGTTAGAATCATCTTCCGTTACAGTTTGTTGTTCTTGTTGTTCAACACCCTCATCTTGATTAGATGTAAGGTCAACAACATTATTATTTTCTGCTTCTGTGCCTGCGACTTCTCCACCGAAGGCTTTTGCAAATTGATCTTCTATTGCCATTTTATTTAAATTTACTTTAGTTGTTTTCGCAAATATAATTTTTTTCTAGTTAGAATCAAATTATTCTTCCTGTTTATTTTTAGTAATACCTAAAGGACCTCTGCGTCCTTCTCTTTGTTCTATTAATTGAGATTGATTTATAGCAGATTGTTGTTGAACAGACTTTCTAGTTTCTCCCTGTACAGAAGCAGCACCTTCTTTACCAAGATTACTAAGTTCTATTTCTCTTAATCTTCTTTGATGTTGAGCTTGCTCAAACTGTTCTTTAAGCTGATAATCAAGTTGTTTTAATTGCATGTCTGCCTGAGCTTTTGCCTGAACTCTTGACTGCTCTATTTGCATCTCTGCCTGCATTTCTTGTTGCTTTAACTGTGAAGCTTGTTGAGCTGACTGTTGTTGCAACTGAGCATTTTGTTCTGCTGCTTGTTGAGCCATAGATCTTTGTTCTCTTTGATATTTAGATCTTCTTAAAACAAGCATTTGATTAGCCATCTTAACATTTTTTATAGAACGTATAGCTATAGCATCCTCTAACCTAAGTTCTTTTTGAGCTAAAGATACTTGTATATTTTGCTCCATCATTTGCCTTTCTTCTTCATCAGGTGCTATATCCAAAGTAATACCAAATTCATGTATAGATAACTTTTTCATCATATCTATACTATTCATAGACGCACCACCTATAACGTTAGCATACATCCCATGTAGGTTTTTAAAATTAACTAAGTCTTGCATTCTAATACTTATACTTTGAGATATACTTCTTGTAACACTAAGATAGGCATCATTAATATCTCTAGTAGCATTATTAGAGGCTAGTAAAGCTAACTTTTGAACACCCACTAAAGCTTCGCTAGATGGTTTAGAAGCATCTCTTGCCTCGTTTACACCAGTTACATCACGAATCATTTGTAAGTTATGTTGATAAACATTTATAAGAGTAGCAAAATCACGACCTATACCATTTTCTAATTCTTGAATAGGCATAGCGTTAGTCATATTACCTTCGTCATCCATTCTACGATAATAAACATTACCAGTTTGATCGTATATTTCTTGAAGTTCTAATGGTGTAAAAGTACCTCCATCACCCTTTGATACGTTTTCTAATGCACCTATCTCAAACGCTGCACCTTTAGGTCTAGCCTTAGCAAGAACCTGTTGTATCTTAAGATGAGCTAATTGTATCTGGTCAGCAAAAGGAATCATTCTATCTACCAAAGAACGACTCTTCATTTTGTATAAGTTTGGTTGATAAATTATATACGAAAGTCTTGTTTCAGATAAATTTGACTTAGGTCTAGGCATATCTTGCATCATACCATAATTAAATATATAATCTGTACCAACTATATATTTACCACTATAAATAACTTTTACAGTAGAGCCAATACTTTCTCTTTTAGTTTTAGATTTTTTAGGTGGTTTATAATTACTAGATTTTTTATTTACAGAATAACCACCAAATCTATTTTCTTTCTTTTCATAATTTAAAGAGTGACTTGTAATAAATTCAGCATCTAATATATTAACACTAAACTTATCATAGTCATAAGTTTGGTTTCCATTTTCATAATAAGCCTGAGTACCGTAGTTCATAGGATTATTATTTTTACCTGCGTACTGTTTTGCAATTTTAACATAATCATCTTCATCAAACTCATCCCCTGCCTGTTGCTTAAGATCAGCAATAGTTATAGAGTAAACTTCACCTGCATGACGAATATTTTTAAAATCTGGTTTAGAAGAAAAAGAAGTTATAAGATTTGCAGGATCAACATGTCTTATTTTAACACCTTCAGTTTTTGATATTTCTGTTTTAGCAGCACAAAGACCTAACACAACAAGATCACGAATCATATATCTTTTAATGTTATCGTAATCATTTATATCCATAGTATATTCTATAGATTTTTCTAAAGCTATTTCTACAGATTGTTTGTAGTTCATAGCCATATACATTTCTATTTCTTCAGGAGTATCAGCAACAAAACTTTCATCTGTTAACTTCATTCCAGCCTTGTCTTCAATTTTCGAAATAAGAGACCTCATCATCATATCAGCATACATTTTCTTTTTCTGCTCATATCTTTGATTAGTAGCAACTGGATCTATAGACTTAGCTTTAACCTCATAATCTTGATTTACCATACCATTAACAATAACGTCAACAAACTTTGGTACTATTGATACTGGGGTAAAATCTATATTTAAATACGATGTGTCACCTTGTACATCAAGAAGATCTTTATATTTACCTACATCTTGATTACCTTCAGCATAAGATCTGTTACGATTGTATCGTATCTTCTTATCTCTAAAGTAAACATCACTATTATCTTGCCACTCATAGTACATGGTTCTAAAATATTCAAGACCATATTCTTTTGTAGCTTTTTCTTCATTTGTAGCTAGAGGTGATGGATAACCATTTAATTTTTTCTTATCGTTTAGATAGTTCATGCTCTTATTCGTTTACTAAACATTCCTCTGTTATTATATTTTTTAACTAAAGGAGATGAAATCTTTAATTCTTTTTTAGGTTTTATATATTTTTGAGAAGCTAGTAAAGCTAAAGAAGAAGATATACTAGCATCGTATTTTGTTCTATTATCTATCTCGAACCTACTCCAGTCATCTAAAAGAGTGTTAAAATAACATCTACCAATTTCACCTGTATCTGCATTATATCCAACATAATCATATATATATGTAGCTATAGCTTCTGCTTGAGCATTTATCACTGCTGCACCAGAGCCAGGTATACCTTTAGTTTTTTGTTTACCTCTACTCCATTCTGTATGAGTCATATCTGGTCTATCCATTAAATACTCATAGTATCCTCTGTTTTCAAAATACTTTAATATTCCTACTTTATTATTCTCTACTAATATTTGACATC